TTAAGTTGTAGCCCATTGTTTATCATCATCTCCTTGATATTTTGAACTTTCTGTACTTACTTGGACTGTAATGCCAACTGTTCCGGATAAAGTTCTGTTAAAAATTGTACTTGTAATTGTTGGAGTGTCCTCTACTCCTGTATTTAACTGTATAGTATCACCAGGTTCTAGCCACCAACGGTCAAACAGGTTAACGCTAAAAGGTCGGTATTCATAGAACATCCATCCACCATAAACTGCACCTGATGGTCTTATAAATTTACTAACAAGAGTTTTCTCTGTATTACAAGAGATAAATTTGTTATCACCATCATAATAATTTTGTTTACCTGATTTGGTTACTATATTTTCTGTGTAGGTTTTATCCTTGTTGTACTTAAATCTTGCTTTAGTTATCTTAGCAACTGTGTAATCTTCAAAATTCAAGTCTGTGTAATAGCCGACAGTATAAATATTTGTTACATCCTTTTCCTGTGGTAACTTCTTAAACTTAATACTTCCTTCCCCATCACAAAAAGCAAACTTTGCAGAACATTCACACAAATCTTGAAGTAAATTAAGTACTGTTAATTTACCGTTATAAACTTCTTTTACAATGATGGCTGATAAAGAAAGTTTTTTATCATCTTCACTACCATAAAAGTTACTGTCAACAATAAGACCTTTTTCTTCGCACATATCAATTACACATTCTTTTAAATCTTTAATTGTTGCATTTGGAGAGTAAGTTGCAAAACCAAAGAACCAGGCGTAAATATTAATTTTACCGGCTAGATAAAAGTTATCATAAGCAGTAACTTCTTTAATAGTTTTATTCTGTTGCCTTTTTGCGCTATCAATAGTTCCGGTAAAGATACAAGCTGACTTATCTACCACTTTACAAGGATAAAGTTCACCTGATGGGTACAAGTCTTTTGACGGATAAACATTATCCAAATAACTTTGCTTTATGTACACTTTGATTTCTCTACCTACTAATTGCTCCTTAAAATTAATAGTGCTAAAAGTAAGTTGTGACGATATACACCCACCAAAACGGAGTGTGCTATCGTCACAAATAGAATTAGTTAATTCAAGGCTATCAAATACAATATTTTCATTTGGTAAAATGCTTTTTGTGTCTGTAAAGACAATCTGAATATTTCTTGATATTGTATTTTCCAGAAGTTTCTTCTTAATTTCAAGGTCCTCAGCTTTATTTTCACTAAACATATACATACTACATCACCTCAGTATTCAATCAATTCAAATGTAATAGGGTTGTACTGTATGTCATTTGATGATGCATCCATTACTGAAAATTCCACATCAGGAATATAGAAATAACCTTCCTTGTATTTGTTTTCTTCATCATTCCAATATTCAACCTTACACTTTCTTTGAGTAGAATTCACAATACCTTTATTGATAATATTCTGTATCTTAATCTTGTCATCAAGAAAAAGAATATGAGTGGAAAAAGTAATATTAGTTTTGTGATTAGATAAAGTTTTTCTTTGCAAGTCACCGTTATTATCTCTTTCAGCAGATACTTCCATTCTTTGGTTTGGTGTAGTGGAATACTCAGCAATACACTTATTAGGAAATATGTTTTTATTAAATGCAATTAGATAACCTTTATAGTTCGCCATATATAACCACCTACCTTATACAAATGCTGACTTACCGTTATGCCTTTTCTTGTACATTTCATTCTGCTTAACAATCTCTTTGAAAATGTCGCTACCGTTAATTTTTGCAACAAATTCATATGTATTGCCACCTTTATTTCTAAAGATAATAAACATTTCATACATTCTCTTTAGATACAGTAAAATCTGTGAAAGTATCTCTGTGTCCCCATTGTCTGAACTTTCCTGAATCATACCTTTAAGTTTATTAAGAGGTGAAACTACTTCAGGGTTACCGGATGATGCACCCATATTATCACCTACTACTGCTAAGGTTGGAGCTTTTACAAGACCACCTTTTGCAAGATGAGGGATTTGTGGGATGTCAAAGCCAAACTTTTTACCACCAATACCCGGTACCCACTTTGGTACATCAAAACTTATTTTATTAACGCCTTTGATAAGTGTATTAAGGCCATCAATTAAAAAATTGATAGGTGCTTTAATAAATTTAATAATTCCGTTAAACAAATTTTTAAACCAATCTCCTACACCGGAGAATGCACTTTTGATAGCATTCCACGCACCCTTAAATATATTGCCGAACCAAGTGCCAACATTTCTAAAAGGTGATTTAATCTTATTGAGCATTTTTTGTAATGGTTTTTTCATTGTTTTAAGGTTATCAGTGATACCATTATTAAAACCAAGCACTGCATACCTTGCTGATTTTTTAGTTTTCTTGGATGGCGAATGTTCGTCAAGGCCATACGGTCCATTTAGGGCCTTAATAAATCCACCCGCCATTTCAATACCCTTTTTAGCGACTGAATTTATTTCTTTTCTGCTTATCCCATCTGTGTAACCGTAAACTGCATTTTTACCAGACTTTTTTACAACATTACGCAGATTTTTAAGGGATTTCCATTTTGATTTTTCAATATCACTTGAAGAAATAAGACTTGCATTATAGGCCATAAGGACAGCTGTTGCATCTTTATAGTTGCCATTAACTACCGCCTGCATTTTTGACAAATCACTATTGTCCTTTTCTAATTGGGCTGTAGATTTTGAAGTATCTAAGTATGCCTGTTTTGCCTCACTTGCTTTCTTCTTCAGTTTGTCATATTGGTCTCGTAAGTCTGATAAAGTTGATTGCTTACCGGTTGTCTGTACAACATGACCATCATCAGCGTCAAGATAGTAGCCTCTATTATGCCAAACATAGTACCCTGGGTCATCATATAAAGCTTTCTTTTGTTTATTACCAGATAGGTTCCATTCGCTTTCAAATTCTGCTAACTTGCCTACTGCATCTTTGTAACTTTGTGCGGCTTTTGTGAATTTTCCTTGTGCCTTTACAATACCCTCGGTGTTAGTTTCGGATAACGAAGATAAGGCAGACGCGGCTGCAACTTGCTTATATTTTTCAATCAGCCCATCAAGATTTTCTTTTACTTTATCAATTTTGCCGGTAATCGTTATTGTTCCGTTACTATTTTTCTTGATATATTTGTTCCAGGCTTTTTTAAATTCCGGGTATTTTTTGGAAAAATAGTCCCCAATTGTGGTTAGTTCTGCCTGCTCCTCAGGTGATAAATTAGCCTTTTGGAGTAGTTTGTCAAGCCTGTCCTTATATCTATCAATAACGCCCATATTATTGGAAGTTTCGGTTAAGGAACTTGTCATTTCACCGCATAAGTCATTAATTTCTTGCTTGCAATTTGTTATTGCATCCACATAGGCGGACATCTCTTCTGTTGCTTGTGTAAAACCTAAGTCTTGCATCTTTGTTTCGTTGGCTGATTTAATAGCACCAACAAGCATTGTAATAGCACTTGCAGCAGCCGTAAGACCAGCAACAACAGGATGTGCCTCAATTGCCGACATTAAACCTTTTAGTGCGCCGGAAACAGCCCCAATACCGTCTGAAATTGCTTTACCGGTCTTAAATACCGCGACAGCGGTCCCTACAGCGGCAATCCCAACCGCTATACCTTTTAATGTAGACGGACTTATTTCGTTTACAACATCACCTATAAAATCAAGTGCTTCCCCCAACATATCTACAAGACCAGGTACTGCCTTTTCAATGGTCCACTTTGCAAGAGGTAAAAGCACGTTTTTATATGCTGACTTTAATTGTTCGCCACAAGCCTTTGACAATCTCCTAAAGGCTCCCAACAGCTTTTCTACCGACTTGAGTAACGGCGATAGGTCGAGATTTTCAAGCCAATCAAGACGGATTTTAGCCATATCCTTAAGAAAACCTGTTATATTCTCTACTATACCGAGGATATCACCCCAAATTTTCTTTCCTGTCCCATTTTTGTCCCACGCCTCTTTTATTTTTCTGCGGAAGGTAGCAACACAATTATTTGTATTACGGACATACTCAAGGATATTTGACCATATTCTTTCTCCTGTTCCGTCATTCCACGCCAGTCGAAAATCCCTTCCGACGGTATCGATAAGCTGGATAAGACTATCCACTCTATCTACAATTGACTGGACTACACTATCTCCAAGGCCTGCTTTAGTCCAGGCTTGAGTAAAAGCACTTGCAATATCTCCTATAATCCCAAATGCAGTTGATAAAAGATTGTTGATATGACTTAAAAGCCTTTTACCGGTTCCGTTTCCCCAAACATTTTTCCACGAGTTCGCAATTTGCTTTATGCCGTCAAGGATGTTTTTAAAAGCTAGGCTAGCAGATTTTTTAACCTTATCAAATCCAAGATTTTTTAATGACCTTGCCAATGCATTAACTTTGTTTTTAGCCTTATCCACAGCAGAATTGTTATTTACTAAATTTGATGGTAAACTCTGATTCTGCGTTTTGTTTTCAGGCACAGAAGTATTTTGAGTAATAATGTTTAGTTTATCAAAACTCGCAAGGCTTCCGGCTAATTTCTCGGCCTTTTGATTAGCATTGTCAAGACTGTCTGCAAGTCCGTCAGTTTCATCTGCCGTTGTCGCCATTGCTTGTCCGGTACTACTGGCTGAATTACCTAAATCAATACCAAATGACTTTGACATAAAGTTATTAAAAGAGTCAGCACACTCGTTAATTTTTTCAAGGAATACATTGAAAGTCTTTATCAGTGGGCTCATCACAGCTATAAAACTTTTACCAATAGTAGCCTTAAAACTCTCCCATCTAAGCTGTAAAATCCTAGTTTGGTTAGCCCAGCTATCCTGAGTTCTTGCAAAGTCACCGGTAGCATTTTTTAGTTGGTCTTGTACAAAGGCAAAACGCAAACTAACTTTTTCCGCCTCTGTCATTGCACTTGTTGTTTTTCCGTAGCCGTTAGCAAGTGCATATGCATCCAAGGCATTTTGTGTCATCACAATACCTAAATCTTTCAGCGTTTCAGTTTCACCACTAAACACCGATTTTAGCTTTGTGTATGCTTCATCTTGCGTGATGTTATAAAATGACGCTACGTCACCCGATAAGCCTGCTAAAGCTGTTGACATATTGTAGGCCTGTTTTTCGCTAAAACCAAAGGCTTCTGCCATAGAGCCAAAAGCACCCACATATTTTTTAGCCATTGTTTCGGACAAGCCAAATTGCGTTCTTGCGCTTTTAGCCCACTTGTCAACACTACTTGACATACTCTTAAATGTCACATCAACAACATTTTGGACTTCTGCAAGGTCAGAACCTAAATCAACACAAGACTTGCCAAAATCAACAATCTTTTTTACGGAGAAAGCAGCAACAACTGCCACACCTATTTGTTTGAAATTAGATGATATTTTGTTACTTGCACTATTAGCCACCGAATTAATGGACTTCAATTGCCTTTTAAATCCTGCTGAATTAAGGACTAAATCAATGCCAATTTGTCCGGCTGTTGTCATTAGCATACCTCCTTCCTTAAAAATGGGTATAAAAAATGCGTACACCACTTGATATACGCATAAGAAAAGCCACCCTTTAAAGAGTGGCTAAAAACTATAAAACTAATGTTATTTTTGCAGAATTAAAATCGTTAGAATCATCATCCCAATTAAAAGCCTGTAAAGAAAATTCGACTTTATTTATTTTGTTGATGTCGTTATCTTTGAGCTCGTCACTATCAAACCAAGCAATATCATTTGCCTTTTTGCCCTTATTTACATCACAAGAAAATGTAGGCTCAATCATAAAACCATTTACAGATACATCATCTAGCTGTATTGTATAGTCTTGACTTGAGTTGTTTTCCACAAGAAATTTCAGCCCAGTTTCGTACTCATTTTTTGCAGTACCGGTAAATGTTAGCTTTATGCCTCTGTTGTTAAAGATAACTTGATTCGTACTCTTCTTCTTTTGCTTGGGCTTTGCTTTTTTTGTAGGTTGGACAGTTGTAGTTTTTTCTTCTGCAAAGTCATCTTCGCCTTCTTCAATGTCTTCAGCAGTGTATGTTTTACTGCCAATTTGTACCTTATCTATGTAAATTACTGGCATCAAAAAAGCATCACTATATCCGCCATAGGTACCAAAACAAGTAACCTCTTGTTCGTCAAACAACTCATTTGCTAAGTCGGTATAACTGGCATATACAAATGATGCAATCCATCTTTCGCTATCACTTGTCTTTATCGACAGTTCGCAAGAGTCTGCATAATCAATAACACTCTTAACAGTACCTTTTACATAGATTTTAGTACCTTTTAATCCGTTATCCTCTGCATAGGAGTTAAACTTATCATACACAGCATACTCATATCCATCAATATCCTTTTGTTTTTGTGATACTTTACTTGTATTGTGCTCTTTTGATGGCTTTTTATTGTTGCTTTCAACATCACAGCTACACAATGTGCCTATCACCAAAACAAAAATTAATCCAATTGCTAAAATCTTTTTCATTTTTTTGCACCCCTTTTAGTACTATAGGGATATTATATTGCAAAATTCAAAAAAATACAACACTATTTTGACATGGATATGAATGTTTGTTTCATTTGTTCAAGAAATGTGCCAACATCTTCCTGGGTAACCTCTTTAGTTTTACGATAACGCCATTGATTGCGTATTCTATGCTGACTTGGAGTGAAGTTTTTTAATATATCCTTGTCATCCTCAAGTCTGATTTCTACAAGTCTAGCAAGGCTTGTGTTAGGACCCAATCCGGATAACAAGGATACAAACTCACTCCAAGGCATTGTCTTAAATTCATCTGAGCGGATAGAGACCCCATACTCCGACCTAAAAGATGAAATTATAGTATCAAAATCATCTATTAAGTCGTAGCCGGGGTCACTGTTTCCCCCTCATTATCTTCAACAGTACCTGCAACAAGCTCAACTGCTGACATAATGACCTGAGAGAAATCTTCAAGGTTAAGGTTCATTTTTTCAATTGCTTTTCTGTCTTTCTCATTAAATAGAAGTTCAAAGAAATCATAAAGTTTGCTTGGGGTTAAATCTTCAAGACTAGGTAAAATCTTTAGCATTGTTACTGCACTGTCATTTACTTCAAAAGTCTTGTCCTTAATCTTAATCTTTGGCTTTTCGTCAAAGTTAAGTTTTTCTGTAATATCAATAATTCTACTCATTTTTGTCACTCCTTATGCTGCCGGTGTTACTTTAGGTTTACCGTTTGACATAACTTCAAATTCAAGCGGTGCTACATCACCTGTTTCGCCGCTGCCGTTTGATGTTACATTGATAACCGCATTTGTAAATTCAACCGCGGTGCCGTCCGGAAATGTCCATTTGAAATCTGTGTATAAATCTCTGCCATTTTTAAAGGCAAGACCTGCTATAAAATCATTACCGGCATCACCAACATTACGCTTACCACTTGCAGTAATTGTAATGCCCTTAGTAGTAGCCAGTCTGCTAGTCCAGCCCTCTTGGTCAAATGAGTTCCATTCCTGTACACCGTTATCAAATGCCACACTAAAACTTGTCATATCAGCAATATTGGCATAGGCGCCTGATGCGCCCGTTGTTTTCACCTGAAACTGATTTTCGTAACAAGGATAAACACCTGTTGTTTTTGCCATAATTAATCTTCCTTTCTTTCAAAAAATATTTTCATCTCAATAACTCTTTCGTACACCTCATTATCAGTACCCACATCTATTGGTTCAGGTGTCAGTAGCTGAATCAGATACACTTTAGAATTATTTATTGTAACATTCTTAATTGTGCGAAGTTTATTATACAGAGTTCTTGCACAAACCTCTGTTTCATTTGCATTATTATTCCAATGAATAAGCAATGATACTGCAATAACATCATAAGATAGTTCTGTGCCAACACCACGAAGAGGCTCACCACCGGTTTTTAGGGTGTATACACCAACAGATTTATCTTGCTTATTGTCAAGTCTGCCTATGTAAAAATGTTCTGCATTTATAATTGTTTTCAAGAAATCTCTTACATTTGCTAAAGTCATCATAAGCCTGTAAGCCTCCTATAAATTTTTTCAAAAGCTTCATTACAGAAGTTTTCCCTTGAACCACCCTTTAGCCAAGGGTCAAACCACTTACCACCGGCATTTTTATTGTTGGTTTTCTGAAAGTTAAATTCCGGATGATAATAAAGTCTTCTTGCATATGGAGTGCTTGAACTTATTGTAGTTTTCCCCTGTGCTGAATGTGAATAGTCAACAAATGTTGACTCATTTTGAAGGTTTCCTGTATCAAAGGGCATTACCTGTGCATTTTTTACTTCTGTCAAAAGTGCATCAGTAGTTTGTTCTAAAGCAGTTACAGTAGCTTTATCAAATTGCCTTATAACATTCATATTAAGTTTAACCTTAGAATTAACATTAATCACTACATCACATCCAATTCAACATAGTTTACTGTACCGTCAGGGTTTCTTCCTTTTGTACACTTAACAATTTCTCTTTTCACACCGTTTACTGTAACATATCCACTGCTAATGGAACTGTTAGGGCAAAAGTCAAAGGGTATCAGCAAAACACCTGTACACTCTACTTTCTTTTTATCACTTGTATATACAGTTTTAACTCTATCCTGATAATTACAGTACAGAGGTGCTAAAAACAATTTATCAGAGGGATATATACTGTCTGATGGATAAATAAACCTACATTCGTAAAGGATTTTAGGTGCACCATCTTCTGTTAATCCCTCATCATACACCACAACCTCACAAGGTGTTTTACAAAACTTTTTCAACACCAATCTGGGAAATTTCATATTATCACCTCATATTGTTGGATAACATAAACCTGTAGTTTTAAGCAAAGAATAAAGTTCTTGTGGAATAGCAACACCACTAACCACCATTAAATTCCAACAACTACCGAAAGTCATTGATGTACCGTTAATTGAGTAGCTTTGCAGATAGGTAGTAATCAATTCTTCATTTTCTCTATAAAAAGCAGTAAGTCTGCTATGGACTTCATTGATAACCTTTTTCTGAAAGTAGGTCAATTTGTCAAAATTGATACGGTTAAATGTTAGAATGTCAATGTGGTTAGCAGTAGTTATCTCTGTGTTATCATTAGTAATACTTCTAATGTAATCTACATACATAGCCTATTCCTTTTTAGAACTTGACTTTAGCTTTTTAAGTTCAGCTTTTAGCTTGGCATTTTCCTTTTCTACTGCACTAAACTTTTCAAGTGGTACTGTTTTACCGACACCATATTTTTTTAGTGTACCGTTATCCTCATACACATCATAGCCCTGTGCAAGATAAGCATTTGCCTCTGCTCCTGTGTTTACTGTATAGGACTTATTACCTTTAATAGCTTTCATCTAATCACCTCACATTAAGCCTCTGCGTGAATGATAACACCACTTTTTAGAAGTTCATCAATACCAAATGTACCGTTTACTTTTCTGTTCTGATACATATAATTGTCAGCAGTTCTACTGTCTGTACCGGGAGTAAACATTTTGATATATGCATACTTAACTCTTGAAACCTGTGCCTCTGGGTCAATAAGGATATAGTCAATCTGTTTTGCAGTACTATCTGCCTTACAACCGTCTGTAAAGTCAAATAGTGACTTCATTCTTGCACTAGGCACTTCTACAATCTTGTTAATATCATCAAGAGAACGAACTCTACGGTCGATACCTGAAGATGAACTAACTTCAAGTGTACGCTGAATACCCTCTGCATTTTTTAGTAACTTCTTATAACTTGGTGTTGCATATAGAATAACTCTATCAAGTGGCACACCTGCCTCTGCAAAGGCCTCTAGGTTATCGTCAAAGTCAGAAAGTACATTTGCACTTGTCAGTGCAGTTGTCTTAATCTTTGCATTTACTCTTTTAGCCTCTGTGTAAATCTTGCTATAAGTGTAACTGTCAAGTTCAGGAATAGCCTGTGTCTTTTCAAATCTATTCTGAATGTTACTGACAGTAACTACAAGATTTGTTTCATCAACATCAAGTGGGTCAACAGTGAACTCAATATCTCTGTCATGATCCAGTGTCTTTGTTTCATAGCCATTTGAATATGTACCTGAGTTAAAGCTACCACCTCTTGTATGGTCCTTGTAACCACTTACAGATAGCTTTGGAATTTTAATGTCTTTACCATTGACAATCTGAATGTCTGAATTTGAATGATATAGGTCATCACAAGTTAGTTCTTGACCATATAATTCTCTTAAAACATTACTGAAAATTGTTGCGTATTCTAATACTGCCATAATTTAATTACCTCATTTCTTTTATTTTTTTGTTTTGATACCAAAGATACCTCTCAAAGTATCTTCATCAGGGTTGTTGTTGTTACCACCATCACCACCGATTTTCTGTACACCTGCACCGTCATTAGATTGTTTCTTTAGTGCCGGTACTTCATCAAGCACCTTCTTGACAGCCTCTGAAAGTTTGTCATTATCAATCTTGCCGTCAGTAGTTGCACCGGAAAAATCAGCTAACTTTAGCACATATGGAACGCTTGAAACATCCACACCTTGCTTAATAACTTCAAGAGTTGCTACTTGGTTCACCTCTGCAATAAGTCTTGCATTATTGGCTGAATCAAGGTCTCTTTGCATTTGGTTAAAGTCAGGTGTATTCTGCTTTTTCTGTTCCTTAAATGTAGCAATAGCCTGTTGCATTTCATCAGCAGAAAGACCCTGTTGCTTAAAGTAAGACTTTAGAACTGTGTTCTCTGTTGCACTTTGTTTGCCACTGATAATACTTGCCAACTTATCATAATCAATAGTTGGTGCATTACTGCTTGGTTCATTGCCACTTGGTGGGTTGGTGTTTTGATTATTGTTTTGGTTGTTGTTTTGATTATTTGGTTCTGCCATTTTAATCATCCTTTCAGTTTTGTGGGTGTCTCCCAAAATACAGTTATAGAGTGTCTCTCATTTACAGTTGTACAGGTGTCTCCCGTAGTTTAATGTCTTCGGACAATAAATCAGACAATAAAAAAGCACTAACATATAAGTTAGTGCTAAATTACTTCTTTGTTTCTTCTTTTGACTTAGGTTCTGCAAATTCAACAAAGCCAAGTTTGTTTAGTTCTGTTGCTCTTTCATCAGAACAATCATACAGTTCACCACTATGCCTTGTGCATAGGTTATTCTCAACATCATTAAAGTCCTTAGTAACCTTTACTTTCATATCATCACCACCTTTTATTGATTATAGGTACATTTTCCATTGTGATAAGCACCACATTCAGCCTTCACACATTCCATTGGTTGATGAATAGTCTTTGTCACAATATCAGTACCTATGTTTAGATTATCATCACTAAGATGATATGTTTCTTTTTGAATTGTGGTTTCTGTCTTATCTCTATAAGGACAAATCATATTATTACCACCTTTCGGGTATAAAAATAGCACCAACAAAAATGTTAGTGCTAGTACAGCAAGTTACAAGCAAGTTAGAAAAGCTAGTAAGCAAGCCGTTATTTATTATTTTGTAACCAATTTGAAGGTTGAAAGCAAGTTAAAGAATAGTTTTTAGATACTCTTCATATTCCAAAGGAATACCAATATCGTAATTTTTATAGTAGTGCAAAAAATCTAACGGGAAAACATATTTCCCATCCTTATATTTACCAGCTTGTATTCTTTCACCAGTAAACATATCATAAGTTGGTAAACTAGTAGCCCAAACATCTAAGTTTTCTATGTGCTTAATAACTTTCTTTTTATCAATTTTATTATTTATCTTTGATAATTCTTCAAAGCTATCTGTAAGAGTAGAATATGGCATATTATTCCAATAACCAAAAAATTTCATTCCATTTTTTTCTGTCATTTTATACGCCCCCTCTGATTAGGTTTATATGTTATCATTTTACCGGTTTCTTCTTCACCAACTGAAAAAGTTCCATTACTTCTTATGTACAATACATCACTAGGAGCTTCAACACAAACTCCTAAAGCATTGGATAATTCTTCAGCAAAGCAATAATTACCATCTACTATTTTGCCTGTACTACATGATAATAAACGAATATTCTCTCCGTTATAATCTTTTCTATGCCTTATAACATTTGCTAATAATCTAGGTGAAGTGTTTGGTGCATCTGTACCAAAGCACATTGCAGTAGGAGTACCATGCATACCTACATCATAGTAACCATCCTTTGATTTTACTTTTTTGATAAACTGATTAAGTAAATCACCTTTAGGAAAACAAGAAAAACCTGACTTTAGTTTTTGGATATTTGAAGTATCAATATCTTTCAACTTATCTCTTGCATCAACACTTCTTAATTCAATTATACCACTTTCACTAGGTTTTTCAACAGTTTCTTCTAATGTTTTGTTAAGTTCATTTGCCTTTTCTCCCCACACCTCAGCTCTATGCTGGTACTTCTGCTTGTTATCCTTATCAAGGCTATACTCAGCTAAACGGTTAAACCTTTTTTCTTGTCTTTCTGCGTTTTGTTGCTTTGTTTCTAGGGTTTCTCTTTCTTCCATTTTTGCAAGTTCTTCACTGCTTACAGGTTCAAGAGAGGTAATACCCTTGTAATAGGTACTTGTACTGTCCTTACACCTTGGATGAAACAAACCACCTGCGATAGCCTCACTAAGCAAAGGATAATTACCGTCAGCTTTACTGCCACCGGAATACACATCATCAATAAACACCCTACCAATGTACTGTGCACAATCAGGACAACCACCCTGACGGGAATTTACCACTACAAGTGAGATACCCCATTCTTGCCTTTTCTGACCCTCACCGTAGAGATATGCCCTTTTATTAGCAGTACGGATTGCCATATCTGCATAGTCGGAAAGTGTATGCCTAGCACCGTTACGATATTCCACACAATTAAGACCAGCTTGTAACATATCCTTAACTGCCATATCAACTGCTTTTTCATATGTACCTGCACCACTGTTTGCATACACCTGTGCATTGAAAATAGCTTTTCTGTACTTATCATTCGACATTCTGAGTATTGAAGTTTCTGCCTTTTTCATATCGCTCTTAGTTGCATTAATAAGTGCATCTAACTTTCTGCCATTGACTTTGAAAAATTCACCGGTAGCTGAAGGACTTACCTTACCGACATTAAAGCCTTTTTTAATAGCTTTTAATATTTCAGACTCTTGCTTTGCGTTGCCATCAGCCATTGCAGTTTTCAGTATTTCCTCAATTTTCTTATTTAATGTAGAAAACTGCTTACCGTATTTCTTTTGGTTGGTTCTACGGTACTGTTCAAGGCTTTTAAGTTGTTCAGACTGCCACTGTGACCAGTTATAACCTTCTTTTTCTTCCTCTGCCCTATGATTTTTAAAATTTCTCATCATACTGTCAATGAGTTCATTTTCTATGGTTTCAAAGGCTTTGGAAATATCATAATCAACCATTGTTTAGTACCGTATTTAGGTCATCAATTTCAGAAGTTTCATCAAGGGTAGTTATGCCTTGTTCTTCCTTAATTCTTTTGACTTCCTCAGCTTTCCAATCAGAACACTTACTATCTCCATAGAGCTTTTCAACAGAAGTTTCAACACTCATTATTGCACTTTGTCTTGCTTTACCAACAGTTTCTACTTGACTCTCAAAGCTAGGGTTAGCATACTCTCTAAAGTTAATTGCCACATCAAGGTCAGCCGGTACTAAGGCTTTATTTGTTAATTCATAATAAGCATTAAGTACAGACTTAACAAGACTAGGCAATGATTTTTCAATGAGTTTAACAAAGTTCTGTCTTGTATATAAAGTAGTTTTTTCTTTTTCTCTCTGTGCCTCTGCATTGTCCAATTTCTTATTATCAATACCAAGAGTACTTGGACTGATAACACCCTGTAGGCACAAATCTAAAGCAGTTACATAGGCTGATAGGTAACTTTCGTGTTGAATAGACGGTGATTCTGTTACAATCTTATTGCCTACACCCTCTTTCATATCGTTACCTATAGCAATGTACCTGTTATCAAATGGGTTTGGTGCAATAGGCTCACCTGTTTCAGGGTTTCTAGGTATGTAACAATCAGGCATATATGTTTTTGTTCTGGCTGAACGAGAGGCATCCATCCACTGCGACCATATTTCATCTATACTGTCAAAGGCATCTTCCTTGTTACTGATAATACCCTTACCTCTACCCTCATAAAAGCCATTGCTATAAATTAAAGGTACTGCCCACATATATGATTTATCAAATGTGATGCCCTCACTATCTATCCAAGACAAGGCACTGACAGTATGAAGGTCAACCTCTCTTCCGTTATTGTCATATAAAGCATACTTGATATATCCATATCCGTAGGTCTCTTCAAACTGATAGCACCTTGTCTTTTCTGTGTATTCTGTATAGAACTTAATTTCTCTGATTCTGCCACGAACATAAGTGTATTTTACCTTTTCGGCACCGTACCATTCAATGATAGGTAATTCTGAAATTTCATTATCAAATGAAATCTTAAATGCACCGTCACCTACTATTGCAAGGTCCTTAATTGCACTTTCAAGCACATCAGCAAAATTATTTTCTTTCTGTATTTTCTCCCATACTTCTTCATATTCGGTTGTATTATTATTGTGTATCTCAATACCGTTAAAATCGGTTTTTAGAATATTTGTAATAACATCAACCATTAAGGCAGGGATAGCAACATGGATTTTCTGTATTTCCTGACCTGCTGTAGGTCTAGCTTTCCAAAACATTGTTTTCTGAACATCAAGACTTCCATACAGTTCTTGAAGTTGCTTACTCTTGCCCCAATACCATATTCTGTTTTTAGCACAATCAGTTAGGTGGTTTACACCCTCACTGATTGTAATGGTAGTATCTGATGCAGAAGTAATCCTAAGAAAACTTCTTAATCCTTTTCTTACTGTTTCAGCCATTCTATTAATCAGCCCCATTCTCTACTCACATCCTATCTTATCCTTATAGGGTAGCCACCCATACTGTGATGAGTTTATAAAGTGATCATTACCATCTTCAGGAGTATTGTCTTTATCCTCTAGCCAAGAATACAGTTCATATTCCTGTATAGTGCTTGTACAATGTTCCAATATAAAATAATGCCCTTTAGCAAACCAGCCTAAGAGCATATTAATTCTATCTATTATTGTTGTTTTCTTGTATGCGTTATTAAATGTAAATACACAACCGTTCTTGCGTTTATATTTGTTCAATTCTGTTATAGTCGCTTGATCTGCATTATCAATAAATACATTTCTTGCAAGTCCCCACTCAGCTTGATTTCTCTTTAAAAATTCAATGTAGTTTATAGCCACATCAGAGGGTGCCAGTGGTGTTTTTAGTTTTGCATTATTATATTCCTTTTCGTCTAGCTGAATACAATTACCTCTACTAGTTATTCCAAAGAAGGTCATTGCTATTGTGTCAGGCGACTTTTGGGAATATGCAGTATCAAGCCCTGAAGTAAAGATAATAAAATGTTCCTTTTTTCTATCATCAGTAAGGAACTGTTTTGCCCATTCTTTTGATTTAATATGAACATTTCTATCAAAGTTACTGAACACAAGACCTGTAGCCCTGCCTCTAAGTCCTAAAATCTTATTCTTATAAAGCTTTGTGCCCTTTGGAACATTCAATTTAATTTGTTCTATTTTAGTTTTTGACAGTCCTAGGTTATGTTCAAAAGAAAAGAACCAATGGACCCAATTAGGCTTTGGTTCTTCTGTTAGCATATTTAATATTTCTTTCGGTGTATCTGACTTGTACTTTTCAAGTGGTCTGGAACAGTTAATGTACTCCTTATACACCGGTAAATTAGGGTCATCAGGATTAAGGGTAGCCATAAAGTAGTCACAACGCATACTTGCTTCTCTCACAAAGTCTATATCTGCTGTATTGATTTCATCAATATACAAGCAACCATACTGACCACCCAGAGCCTTCTGCCACTTTTTCTTATCACCATAGCCCATAACATACACAATCTTGTTGCCCTTGTTTGTATGGAACAGAATGTGTGGTATCTTTTCATCCTTTGTACCATTGCCGTTGTACTCTGTAAGAACACCAAAGTCATCAACAACACCAAGGTCCTTATTAATAATATTCTTTTCAGCAGTACCTGTGTCTTTTGAGGCAATGATATGATATTTCTTATTACTCTGTGCAACCTTTAGAAAAAATTTAAAGATACCTACCGTTGTTTTTCCTGCGGCAGTAGTACCTTCAAGAAACTCAACCGGTGCTTTACATTTGATGAAATCTTTATACTTTTGAGAAAGTAATAAATTACTCATCATCAACACTCATTTGCTTAATTAGGTCATCAAGTTTAGAAACTTCTGCACCAACATTTGCATCAACTTTTAGGGTATATTCACCTGTCATTTTGTTAAGGGTATCAATAGCCCTGATTCTGTCTGACGTTTCTTCTTCACCGTTTCTTGCAATATCAGATAATGTTACCTGTCTGTCTTTTGCACACATTATTCTTTCATCTTTCAGCTTATCGGAAATTTCTTTGATGTACTGTACTATTGTAGTATTTTGTAGTAGTTTTGATGCATTAGTGTTTGCATATTTTTTTGAATATCCTGCTTTTATTGCACTTTCTGTGGCATTACCACTCTGTGCATAATATTCAGCAAATTTCTTTTGTCTTGCGTTTAGCTTATTATTCATGATAACACCACCTTTCAAAATTTCTTATACAACAAAACCCACCTAAGTGATTAGGTGGGTAATGCTGAATTTTTTACAAGAGGAATAGTAGAAATGAAAATCATTCTTGCAATCTTATCTATCTCTTTCGGTTTTCCATAATATCATTATAGCACTTGTTAGGGTGTCTTTTAATGTCCTCTTTTAAAATTTCTGAAAAAGCTTGTAAGGCTCTGCCATGAACCTTGTACACATATCTCAAATCATAATTCATACAATCAGCTACCTGCTCCCATGTTTTATGATTTAGGTAATACTCTGTCAGAACTGTTTTATATCGTTCATCAGTCAGCATATGTATAAGGGTTCTGGCTTGTTCCTTTAATTCTACAAGTCTGGCAATTTCTTCATTGATTTTGTCTTGTAATAAAACAATCTTATCAATAATCTTTGTAAAGTCACCACCACTACCAGAACTCTGTACCCTTTCACCTTGGCTCTGTGGACTTACTTGTAATGACTTTAACTTTAGGTGATACAGTTCATCACTCTTAGTATTAATACTTATATCAGCAAACCTTACACGATTAAGGTACTCTTTAGCGTTCAAGGTTATCACTTCCTTTTAAGTTTATTAAAAATGCCCTCAAACTCTTCAAGTGACATACTTGCAACATCCTGTTGTGTGATAATACCATTATTCTTATCAAATTGATGTTGGCACTGAAAAAGATATTCAACACAGTTAGGACACATATCTAACAGTAATCTTCCTTTAGTTGGGCTATACATAGTCAGCTTACACCATTTATCCCAATCCTTATTTCTAAAAATCCACATCTATCACACTTTCTTAAAATCATATCGCAATCTCCCCACTTTCAATCTTAGCTCTATACTGACCGTAGCTTAGCCTTGTACCGTTTTCTTCGTTGTACTTATGTAGGTTATACAAAGTACGGTTAAGGTTATGTTCTCTTGACTGCTTTGAGGCTTTCGCCTTTTCGTTACGGAGATTTCTTTCATACTCTCTTGTATGCTTTTTCTTGCACTCATAACTGCAATACTTTGCATTGTGGTTTTTTGCAGTAAACTCATTGCCACATACTGCACATACTCTCTTAATTTCCATATTCTTCTCCTTTACTTTTCATACTTTGCTTTAAGGGACTTTAATAAGTCCTCTTGTACATTTGCTTTACCTTGTAGGCTGTTCAAAACTCTTTCATCACAAGTACCCTCTGTAATTAAGTGATGGATAATTACTGCGTTCTGCTGACCTTGTCTATACAGTCTTGCATTAGCCTGTTGGTAAAGTTCCAAACTCCATGTTAAACCGTACCACACAATAATATTGCCACCGGCTTGTAAGTTAAGTCCATGACCTGCACCGGCAGGATGTGCTAAGAGTAATGGAATTTCTCCATTATTCCAACTTTCAATATCTGCTGAACTTTCCAGCTTTTTGGCAAACTTAAACCTTTCCTTTATTCTTTCAAGGTCGTGTCTGAAACTGTAAAAACATAAGATAGGTTTACCGTTTGCAGTATCAAGTAATTCAGAAAGTGCATCTAACTTCTGATTATTAGCCACCACATAACTGCCGTTTTCCATATACATTGCACCGTTGCTATACTGCAACAGTTTGTTTGTTAAGGTTGCAGCAGTAGTTGCATTTACTTCACCCTCTGCAAACTCTATGTAGCTATCGTGTTCAAACTTTTCATAGGCCAGTTGTTGCTCAGGTGTCATCTTAACGCTGATAATTGAGTCAATCCTTTCAGGCATATCAAGCCAATCCTCTGCTTTCATAGACACACATATGTCTGAAATTTTATCCATAATAGCTTTTTCTGAATTTTCCTTTAGCTTGTAATTGAAAATTGTTGTTTGGTTTCTTTGGTTAGGTGTGAAATATCTTTCACGATAACCTGAAACAGTTTTACCTAACCTTTCGCCACTGTCAATAAGGTACATCTGACTCCATAAATCAATTAATCCGTTTGGTGCAGGTGTGCCGGTAAGTCCAACAACTCTTTTACTTCTTGTTATGTACTTTCTTAATGCTCTAAACCTTTGTGCCTTTGGTGACTTAAAGGAAGAAAGTTCATCAATAACAACCATATCAAAGAACCAACCATCACCAATGCTAGAAAGCTCATTAGTCAGCCACACAACATTTTCACGATTGATAATATACACATCAGCCTCTTGTGCTAAAGCCAATCTTCTTTTCCTAGGTGAACCTAAAATCTTTACTACACTTAAATCTTTTAGGTGGTCCCACTTTTCGCACTCTCTGCTCCATGTATCTTCTGCAACTCTTAAAGGTGCAATAACTAAAACCTTTGATATTTCAAATTGATTGTAAATTAGGTCCTCGATGGCTGTTAATGTTATTACGGTCTTACCAAGTCCCATATCAAGAAAAAGTCCACATCTTGGTGTGTTGTAAATTTTCTCTATTGCCATACTCTGATACTTATGAGGAATAAACTTCATCAACAACACTCCTTACCTTTTCTTTACTGTCGGCAGTATAAACCTTTACACCCAGAGAAGAAAAAAGTTTATGTACTCTTGTCTGTTCCGGTCTTGGCTTTTTACCCTTTGCCTTTAGTTCAATAAAGAAGATCTTACCTTGTGGAAGTATTACAATTCTGTCCGGCAAACCTCTCATACTGGCAGATATGAACTTTAGGCATAGCCCACCTTTATCTTTCACATATCTTATTAGGTATTTTTCCACATTTGCCTCTTGCATTTCTATAAATTCCTTTCTTTTATAAAAAGTTGTGTACCCTATTTTTACCATTCTAATGGGGTTTCTAGGTATTAGGTACACAAGGTACACAATATTTATATAAACTATCATTGAATATAGAATTTATGGAATTAAATAGCCCCCAATAATTTCTATAATCTCTATAATTTAATATAGTTACACATATAAAGTGTGTACCCTGTGTACCTTTAGCATGTAGTTCCCATTCCAATGGGATTTTTAGGGTACACAGTTCAAATAATTATTGTGTACCTTTTATTCGTCTAAAACCTCTTTGTCTGCCATAAATAGGACCAAACTTAAAGGCATTTTTCACCTGCTCCCATTCTCCTGTACGGATAATAATGTCTTTGATTTCTTTACTTTTCTGATAATTAAAATCTTTTCTATCACCACCAAAAGCCTCACACCACACTTCAAGTGGGCATACCTTATCCCTTACAACTGTGCCTTCTTCTTTAACACCAAAGTCATTGCCGTTAAGGAATAGCCGTCTGTCGCTTAAGTCCATTTTTCCCCAATTTTCAGGTAGTAAAGTGTTGAGATACTTAACCACGTCACCGGTTAGAGGACTTTCTTCAAAGTGCTGATTCTGTTCTTGTTCTGATAGTTTTCTTAGCTCATCAGTATCCATATACAGTTTTTCACCTTGCTTATAAATCTGTACTACCTCAGCCCATATTTGGTCAATTTCATAGTCTGTTAAGTCATCAAAAACATTTTTTACTGCCCTATCAATATGAACATCAATAGGGAAAAATCTTCTGTTACCTGTTGTATCTCGTAAAAATTCGTGTTGGTTAGTTGTGCCAACAAAGATACATTGCCTTTTCCTTACCTCTGTATGGTGTCCGTATGCCGCACGATAAGCGTCCTCAGACTTTGCAGTAAAGTGCTTAACTGCCTCTACTTCGTTTCTTCTAAGTGCTGATAATTCGGCAATTTCAATTATCCAAAAGCCTTGTAACTGTTCATATGCCTCTTTGCCTTGTACAGTTGTCAAAGTATCACTAAACCAATGTTTCCCAAGTTTTCGTATAATGTAACTTTTGCCACAACCCTGTGGACCTACTAACACAAGAACATTGTCATACTTAACACCGGGATTAAAAATTCTTGCCACACCGGCAGTAAGCATTTTCCTAGTTGATGCCCTAGTGTATAAATTGTCATCAGCACCTAGGTAATCTATAAACAAGTTTTCTGCCCTATTTATACCGTCCCACTCTAGGCTTGATAAATAGTCCTGTACCGGATTGTACTGATTAGCCATACTGACTAAGGTCCATGCGTCCTGAATAGCAGCTTTACTTTTGATACCGTATAGGCTTTCTGTATAGTGTCTTAGTCCTGCATCATCTGTATCAGTCCATTCTCTCTGTTCATCTGTCTTATCCCATGGCAATATTCCTAAAGCCGTATGTCTTCTTGTAAAGGAGTTGTATGCCATTTTACCCTTTAACCGACTGTCATTCTTAAAAATCTTTAGGCAGTTATCTATTGTGGGCAAGTTGTTGTTCTTGCTATCTGTTGCAAGTTCAAGTATCCAATCATCATTACTTTCTTCACTTTTAATAATGCCCTTAAAATCCTCTGTGCAAGACTGTGTTCTCTCTTTGTGCATTAATAATCTTACTTCTTTATCCTTAGAGGCAAAGTCCTGCATAGCTAAATATGAAGGCAATTTTACTGTGGGAGTACCCTCTTTTGCATTATCATCTAAGTCTAAAAACTTATGTAGCCTTACAAGGTCAAAGGCATTGCAAAGTGTTCCACCTGCGGGGTCTGTTGCGTGATTTGAATAGGCAAATTTTCCACCTTCATAAATAACTAACCCTGCTGAGGTACTACCGTTAATGTAGGTATATCTGTCCTGATTTTCACAAGGTGAATACACATCAGGTAAAAACTTTTCTATTACATCTCGCACATTATAGGTTCTGCAAAATGCACCTATTACACCCTTTTTTGTGGTTGGGTCTTCTTGCTTTTTTAATAATCTTTCTTTGTTCTTAACCGTTCTTGATGAATAAGGCCATTGTGAAACATCTTTCCAATCTGTGTAGTTGCTTAGTACCTTATCAACATCAAGTAATTTATTTTCCGAATGCTTAAATACATATTCACCGTCAATGCTTGTACTTGCCCAGAACATTAACCTTTGAGGTTGGTATGTAGTATCGTCAAACATATCAATACCAATATCCTCTGCAATGCACCTTGCAACTGCCTCATATTCGTCCGGTGTACAATCTCTTGACAATGGAATAAGTAATCTTAATCTTGGTTTTTCCGGTGTATGCTTATGTGTGGAATAAATACAGTATGTGTATTCTGCAAACATATCAACTGTGTCACAAAAATCTTCACTTGCAAAATCTGCGTCAAGGGTAACTATTGAACGGTAGTTTACATTTCCTCTTTTTCTTCTGCCATTCTTTAGGTTACCGGCTACAAAGCCACCAACATCCTTAATACTGTCTTGTTTTGACTTAGGTAAATTTCTAAATTCACCTTGTGTTTCGGGTGTTCTGGTGGTTTTTTCAAGCCTTTTTAGTAACTCATCCCAGGTGATAGTACAGTTCTTCCATAACTTTGTATTTACACTTAAACCGGTTGCTATACTGAATTTTCTAATATCTACCACTCCTAATCTTTCTTATAAAACGGTGTTTCATATGCCTCAGCTTTTAGCAATAAGCCTTTAGCCCATGGGATAGGTTCGCCCATTATATCAGCTACTTCTTTTGCTGATGAAACACCTATCGGAACATCCAATATAACTTCATCGTGAACATGGAAATTGCACTTAAAACCTCTGTCCTCCAGCCTGATTATAGATTCAGCTAAACAGTCCCTTGCAAAGCCTTGTACTATATTCTCCACTAACTTTCCACCAAAGGTTTCCAGCCTTTCCCATGTGTTTTTAGTTTGGTTCATACCCATATATGTAATTGATGGACTGCCAAACTTGTTTTCTCCTATTTGTGGCTTGACATATGCAAGGCATCTGCCTGATGGTAGTCCTACAAACAGAATTCCTGACTGCTTATAAAATGACACACCACATTTTAATTTTTGTGGTTTTCCCTTAATTGCTAACATTGCAGAGGTTTCGCACTCTTTCCAAAATGATGTTATGTGTCTGTTGGTGTTTCTCCACATATCAACCAAAGGTTGCAGTTCTTCTTCCTTTAGTCCCATTTCTAAAGCACCCATAGACTTTAATGCACCTACAGAACCACCATAGCCAAGTGCAAGTTCTGCAATTTTGCCTTTCTGTCTTAAGTGACCGTTTACACCATGCTTAACTACAGGTACTTTGAACATCTGACTTGCCGATGCACAATAAATGTCTCCACCTTCTTCAAACACTTTCATTCTCCACTTTTCACCTGACAGATAGGCTACTACTCTTGCCTCAATAGCTGAGAAGTCAGACACAACAAATCTGTTGCCTATGCTAGGTACAAAAGCAGTTCTGATAAGCTCTGAAAGAGTGTTAGGTACATTGTAAAGAAGTTCAAACATTTCATAGTCACCGTCAACTACTGTCTGCCTAGCAAGTTCCAAATCTTCAATATGGTTTTGTGGCAGGTTCTGAACTTGAACCATTCTACCTGCCCATCTACCGGTACGATTAGCACCATAGAACTGAAGAATACCTCTTATTTTACCGTCAGAACACACACCATTAACCATAGCCTCATACTTCTTTGTAGAAGTCTTTGAAAGTTCAGACCGTAAAGACAGAACCTTTTTAAGTAGTGGGTCATTACTTTGTGAAAGTATTTCTTTTACTACCTTTTTGTTAAGGCTTTCGTAGGTGTTTCCGGTACGGTTTTCTATCCACTTTTTAAGTTGTGCAACTGAATTAGGGTTTTCAAGTCCCGTTAGCTTTCTTGACAGTTCAAGGCATTTTTCTTTATGAAGTGTACTGTACTGAATAGCATTCTTAGCCATAGTTACATCCACTCCAACACCTCTATCGGTAATTCTTTGGTCATACTCCCACAACCTCTGTTCATTAGGATGTAGTGGAAATTTATCAAGTTTCCTTTTAATTTCTCTTTCAACCACTACATCCTGAATACAGTAGCTCTTGAATATTTCCCACTTTTCTGTGTTGTGTTGTGGCAAGTTTCTTGTTCTGCCACCGTTTGATTTTGTAGCCTTGCAGGGTTTAGAAAAATAATCAATACAAGCCTTACCACTTCTATCCTTCTGTTCCGTAAGCCCCAGCACCTTTGCAACACCGGCTAATGACTTTGGAAGTCCAAGTTCAGCACTTTGTATCATTGTGCAATGCCATTGACTAGGTGGCATATCTATGCCTAGATACTTTTTTAAACAGGTTCTTTCAAAGTTAGCGTTAAAAGCAGTTTTGATTATTTCTTTATTCTGCAACGCTTTAATAATTTCATCAGGGATTTTCTCACCACAAGCAGTATCTACAATCTTTACTTCTTCATTGTCAAAGGCATAGGCAAAAAGCAAGATTGTAAAATCAGGTGCATCTGCATAAGCATACACACCTGATTTTAGAAGGTTCACACTGCTATAGGTTTCTATATCAATGCTCAACTCTTTCATATTAATCTAGAAAATCGTCTTCATCGTCTGTGATAAGGTCTGCGAAGTCATCCTCTGCTTTAGCCCTACCACCTAATGGTTCGCCATCATCTGTTTTCATAATGTTGTTAAGTCCACAGGCTATACCCTTGTTGCCATTTGAATTAAAGGCATAGAAGGTAATTGACGCATAACCGTAGCAACCACTATAGAACTCTGTTGAGTCAATAATAGGTCTGCCCTTCTCGTCAACTAGTCCGGGCTTTGTCTTTGCGTTGGCATTGATGAAATACTTGCCCTTGTAGTTTTCGTCATCTTCTCTTTCTTCGTCACCATCTCTTAAAGGTTCTTTTAGCTTGGCAGGAATTTTGCCACCAAACTTTGAGACACCGGCTTGCTTAGCTGCCTCAATAGCATTTCTAATAGCCTTGATGGTCTTTGTATCCTTCTTGTCAATAAGGATAGAAGTGCTATACTTCTCATCACTTCCGTTAATGCTCTTTGGTTCAAAAACATTTGCGTATGAAAATCTTACCTTGCCTGTGATTACCTTTGTTTCGATATTGTTAGCCATTATTTTATTCTCCTTTGTTTGTAATATTCTTAAAATCTTCTACTGCATTTGCAGTTGAATTTATAGCCGGTCTTTTGTCGTCACTATGTACTAATGTAGGTTTGCCCTGTGGCTTTACCACATAGTCACCTAAAATTTCATTAAAACCTTTTTTGCCTAGAAGTTTTTCCATATTTGATATAGTCTTTATTGACTTATTGAAAATGTCGCTTTCTTGGTACCCCAAGCTCATTAGGTGGTTGCCTATCTCTTCATCAGACTTTGAGTATTTACGAATACTTCTGCCCTCTACTAATTTAAAACCCGGTATTTCTACACCATGGTTAAGTGCTTGATCTAGGGCATAGTCACTAACTGTCTTTACCCATTTGCTGATTTTGTCTGCTTGGTCAATAATATCTGCTATTTCTTCAATAGTAAGCTTTGCAGGTCTTTTGAAGTCATACATTGCAAGTCTTTGTCTTTCTTCGTTATATGCTCTGCATACTGCTCTGGCCTTGCAAAAACTTGAATCACAATGAGGACCTGCAACGCACTCCGTTACATTATCGTTATTGGCTCTCTCTGCCTTCGTCTTGACTTCTTCACCCCAAGCCATTAAACATTCAAAGCTAATAGTTTCTGTGCTGATATTGTCAATTCTAGGCTGATATATAGTCATTCTGATTTGCTTAATATCATAGAGAAAGTCAAAGGCACTAACTGCACCCAGTGCATAAAGTCGCATTTGTGAATTGTCCTTAGCTGACACCCTTACACCTGTACCATACTTTAAATCAATAATTTCAAGCGTACCGTCACCAATAATTACTGCGTCACCTGTACCAAAGCCTTCAGGAACCCACAGAGAAAAGTCAAGTTGCTTTTCAATATAGATTTGTGCATCAGGTGTCTTTCCTTTTGCCTCGTTAAACCTTTCAATTACAAAGTCCTTGTAACTGTCTGTGTAATTTTCCATGTCCTCTGTAATTTCAAGATTCTTGATAGCATTGTGGTACTTAACTCTGTTGTACTGATTTAGTGCAAGTCTTAGCTTTGCCTCACCTAGAGAATGAGCATTAGTGCCTTCTTCTGCAAAAGCTGATGTTTTGTCAGGAAACTCTGATTCCATCTGAATTGAACCGGGACAATTCAGCCACTTCTTACTGCCTGAGGCTGAAAGCCTTGCGTGTACTTCCGGCATTTTTATCCCTCCAATACTTTCATAACTGCGTTGTAGTCATCTTCTTTTAGTTCTGTGACTTTGTGTGCGTTAAACTGTGCTAAAATCTCCTTAGCCTTGTCCTTGCCTTTAGCCTTTGCAAAGGTTGCAAAAGCAGTTCTGATGTCCTCAATCTTGTATTGAGGTTCGTCCTTTTCTGCCTTTGGCTCTTCTTTTGGTTCTGCCTTTGGTGGTTCAACCGGCTTTGGCTTGTCCTCAACTTTCTGTGATCCTCTTGCTACCTTCTTAGGTTCTGTCTTAACTGCCTCTATCGGACCTACTGATAAAGCATGGTTGTTGATAGATTCAGCAAGATTGTTATTGTCAACAAGTAATGCCTCGGCAAGGTTATTGATAGCTCCTGCTAGTTCATCAGCTTGTATCTTTACTGTAATTTCCATTACTTTTACTCTCCTTTGTAATAAAATTCTTGACTTTTCAATTTCAGTATTTTAAAATGAAATAAGATTATTCTAATATGTTCCGTAATAGGAACACCTTTCTACCACTAGGGAATTGCAGTTCTCTAGTGGCTTTTTCTTTTGTGCACATTCACAATATCTCACTTCCCATTTATACTTGTTTCAATTTTGCCAACACCCAATTGAAACATTTGTGTTAAATAAATCAATGTGTTATCAAGATTTAATTTGTGCATAGATAAGATAACTACAAAGTCAAGATAAGATATAAAACCATTATGATTTTTCATAAAGTTAATGACTCTTTTGATGTCCTTTTCTGTGTAAAATCTTCTTGATAGCTTGATGAACCTTTTTTGATTTATCTTTTTCATTTTCTCTCACCTCCCTAATTAAAATGTCACACATATATTAAGGACTGCAGCTGCAATCCAATATGTTGCCATTTTGAAATCTTTACCTACTCCATAGACTATTGCAGCACCTACATCAAGTGCTATTAATAGCAATGGAAAAATGTACTTTGTGTTCATACCTCTTCGCCATCAACAATGTGTTCAACTTCTTCCGGTTTTGTTCCTAGTGCTTCCTCAAAACACTTTGTTTGGAAATCATCCTTAGTGATACAAAGGTTTTCCCTACTGTATGCCACCTTGAAATCGTCCATAATATAAGACAATATGCGTGGCAAAACATAGACCATACCAAAGTAGAGAAACGGAAGAAGTAAGAAACCACCATACTTTGATAGTAAATTGATATGTAGCACTAAGGAAACAATGATTGTAACCACTATTGATACTGCCAGTCCTACTGCTTTAATCTTTTCTTTCATCTTCACTCTCCAACTTTCTTAGCAGTCTTGCTATCTGATTTTGGTTTTCCCTAATCATTTCTAGCAAATGCCTTTGTTCGTTCATCACTTCGTTCCAACTATTCTGAAGCCACTTGGTATTATCTGTGTGAGCCTTATTCAGACAACCTATAACACCTATGACTAGAAGTACAAATGCCAGTATAATAACTGCAATAGTGAAACTTCCCACTTTTTTCACTTCCTTTCTTTTGACTAATTCAGTAGTGCTGAATCAGGATGGTTATTCACATAGTCAGTCATACCCTGACTTATTCTTGAACATATGCCATTAATATAGCGTTGTTCTTGTTCTTTTGTCAGATGATTGGTCTTGTTGCCGTTGTGGTCCTTTTCTGCCCACAGCACTTGCTTGCCACCATCATTTACCCATACCCTATAAGCTAACTCTTTTGCCATTTCATCACCTCACTAAAAGTTATGTTGTGCCTTGATTGTCCAATTCATCAATTTTCCTTACATATCTGAAAAAGTCATTCAAATCAAAACTATCAGCTTCTCTTTCCTTTAGAATAAAACCATCTAAAGAAACATATTGAACATAATACTTAATGTTGTGGAGTCCTGCTGGAGAATTTATATTCTTTGGCAGTTCTTTTTTTATAAGTCTTAACTTTATTGGATGAAGTTCTTTTTCAACTTTCATCAATTTCATTCCTCACCTACTTTCATAAGTCCCAATTATGGGCCAGTTGATTTACATTGCTTTATCCCAAATTTATTTGACAAAATACAAAAATATTTGTATTATTGTATTAAATAATTAGAATTTGTGAGGATACTGCAATGGAAAATTTAAATTTTGATACTAAAGCAAATACAGAAGTTACTCTTGACTTATCTAAAGCACAACAATCTATCAATCGTGCTTTGAAAGAGTATTCAGATTTCATAAATACAATTCTTTCTAAAGAATTCAACAAAGTATACAATCGAATTTTTGATAACTTAAGTGTTACTTTGAAAAGGACTTTAGAAGAATTTTCCTGTGAGCTAAATACGAAAGTCCTATTTCCACCTGAAACAATTAAAAGCATTCAAGATTCTATTAATGACAGTTTTAAAAGTTTAAATGTTCCGGAAAGTGAAAAGGAAGTTATCATAGACTTTAGTGATCAACAATTAGAAACTTTAGAACAATCCAATATTCCAATTAATGATTATGTAATTCAAGAGAAATCTACTAAAAATAAAAAGTTATTTACAACTAAGATTTTTCTAGGCTTAATTACTCTTATAACTGCGATAATTCAACTTTTTACTGCTTGTGAAGAAAATCAAACTGCTAAAATTGAACACGAAACTGCTATAATTAATAGAGATAATGTTAAATCTCAAAATAAGTCACAAGATGACCAAATTGAAAAACTATCTGAAATAACTAAAATGCTTATAGAAAGTTACAATGCAGCTACATCTAAATAACTTATTTTTTATTAACATTAGAAAGAATAGAGCAAAGCAATCTTGTCAAGTTTTGAACTTCTGCTTTAAGAGTTTTGAGTTCTGAACTTTGTAACCAAAAAGTAACAGCAATCATAATCCAACAAAGTGATCTTGCTGATACTTCAATTAATGTTAGAATTTCTCCAACAGTCATATTTTCCACCCCCTCTTTATAACTGGATAGATTTAACTCTATTCAGTTTTTTGTTAGGTTAAAAGTTTAGAAAAACTAAACTTTTGGAGTAAAAAAATATGTGGAAATATCTTCTACCTTTAAATCTAAAATATCTACTGATTTTATAATCTCTGTTTGAGAAAAATCACTAGCATTGTTAATTTTCGCAGATAAAGTGTTGTTTGAACAACCTAACTGTTTGGCAAAGTTAAAACAAGTTCCACACTTTTCTTTAATCCTACCTTTTAATTTACTATAATTAAATGCAGTTTCATTAGGCATTGTATTCACCTCCCTCATATAATAAAAAATTCGCTCTTTTATTTATGAGCAAATAAATCTGTAAACGAAACATTAGAGAATAAAGAATAAATAGCAAATGCTTCAGATAACCAAAAATCATTTTTGCCAGTCATTTTACTACTAAATGCTCGTTCTGAAATTCCTAATTGTTCGGCAATTTGCTTTTTCTTAATACCTTTTCTAGAAAATTCTGCTTCTAAATTAGGATAATAAGGTTTTAGGCTCAACTTATCTCACCTCTTGTTTAGTTTTTCTAAACTTAGTATAACCTAAGAAATTTATATTGTCAACATAAAATTTCAATTTTTCTAAACTTTTTCAAAAATTTTCTTGATTTTTTCTAAACTATATTATATAATTCAATCAAAGAGGTGATATTTATGGCTGAGTTTTACAAACAACTACTAAAAGCTATGGATATAAAGGGTATTACTCAAAGTGAACTTTGTAATAAAACAAAAATTCCTAAATCTGCAATGAGCCAATATATGTCTGGTAAATTCAAACCAAAACAAACTCGCACATACTTAATTGCAAAGGCATTAAATGTAAATGAAGCTTGGTTAATGGGATTTGAGAATGTACCAATGGAAAGAGGAACACAAGAACCTACCACTCCAAAGGCAGAAAATATTATTCCCCTACCAAAGACTAAGTTAGTCCCTCTAGTTGGTACTATTGCTTGTGGTGAACCAATTCTCGCTGATGAAAATATTGAGGATTATGTTCCTATGCCAACAGATACTAAAGGCACATTTGCTTTGCGTTGTAAAGGTGATAGCATGATTAATGCTAGAATATTTGATGGTGATATAGTTTTTGTTAGAGAACAACCTGATGTTGAAAATGGGGAAATTGCTGCCGTTCTTATCGGCAATGACGCTACTTTAAAGAAAGTATATAAATACGATAACAGAATAGAACTTCGTCCTGAAAATCCTACCTACAAAGTTATGAATTATGAAGGTCCAGAACTTGAAAAAATCAGAATATTAGGTAAAGCAATTAGTTTTTATAGTAATATTAAATAAAAGAAAAAGCACTACCTTGATGGGAACAAGATAGTGCTTATATGAAAGTAAAGAGTGGTTGTTTCACTTTCAAAATTATTATAACACATTTTGGCATATTATGTCAATACTTAAATGATAAACTTAATAACGATATATTACTAAGTTAAACAAGGTGATAAAATGAACAATTATATTTTAATAGCCGGAGTTAATGGTACAGGCAAGTCAAGTTTAAGAGGTGTACTAGAAGGTCAGAATGTTCTTCTAGGTCACATTATTGATGCAGATGTTATTGCAAAGGAAAACGACTTTGATAACATTAAGGCAGGTAAAAAGGCAATAGAAGAAATAGACTACTGCCTAGACAATAATATTTCTTTCACACAAGAAACTACCCTTGCCGGTCATAGAACTGTACGAACCATTAAACAAGCTAGAAAGCAAGGCTACTATGTTACAATGTACTATGTTGGTCTTAATTCAATGGAAGAAAGCATAAACCGTATTGCTAACAGAGTTAGAAAGGGTGGTCACAACATTCCTTCTGATGATGTTAAACGCAGATTTGACAGAAGAATTAAGTCACTTGGCTCTGTACTTCCACTTTGTGATGAAGTTATCTTTTATGATAACGAAAACGGCTTTGTAAAAGTAGCCGAAATCAAAAATAATAAATTCCAATATTCCAACGGTTATAAACCACAATGGATTGTGGACTATAAAGAGGCTTTAAAATTATAATTTAATGATTTATTTATTGATTTTTTTGTACTCGTATGTTAATATTTTATTGTTTCGAGGTTTAAAATGCTATATTTTTACATTCGAAAGAATATTTATACTAGTCTTGCGTACAATAAATACATATTTTTGATAGGGTGATTATTATGTATGAATCTTTATATAAACTTTTCTACATTGATAAAGATTTATATGAACAAGTATATAACGAAAGAATTAAGTCAAAAAATACTTTTTTCCTAGATTTTGAAATCAAAGGCAACAAACTTTTTTATTTAGAGGACCCTGAGCTACTAAAAAAAATTATTTCAATCGAAGTAATGGATAAAAAAATACAAGAACTTGTGCAATTTCTTCCAAAACTTTCTATAAATCAATTCAGTAGAAGATGTTTAATAGATGAAATCATAATGTCTAATAAAATAGAACGAGTTTATAGTACAAGGCGTGAAATTGATGATATTATCAGCGAAATTAATACTAATTCAAATAAAAGATTTAAAGGACTTGTAAATAAATATATTCTTCTTTTTGATAAAGAAAATATCAAAATAGAAGAACCAAAGGACATAAGAGAAATATATAATGAATTGGCTTTACCGGAAATCATTGAAGATGATCCTGAAAATGCTCCTGATGGTGTTCTTTTTAGAAAAGAAAGTGTTAGTGTGCAGTCTGAAACTGGAAAAATAATTCATAACGGTTTAGCACCTGAAAGCAAAATAATTGAAGCATTGCAAAAAGCCATCAACCTTTTACAAAACGATGACATTCTACCTTTGATAAGGATAGGAATTTTTCATTATCTATTTGGATATATACATCCTTTTTATGATGGAAATGGTAGAACCTCAAGGTTTATAAGTAGTTATTTACTAACAAAATGTCTGCAACCTATAATTGGTTTTAGAATATCATATACAATTAAAGAAAATCTAAAAAGTTACTATGAGGCTTTTAAAATTTGTAATGATCCTAGAAACAAAGGTGACATAACACCTTTTCTATTTATGTTTGTAGATATAGTTGAAGAGTCCATGACACAACTATATAATGCTTTGAATAATCGTAAAAATTTATTAATCTATTATAGTGATGCAATACCATATTTCTATAAAGGATTAGATAAGAAATATGACAATATTTATTATCAATTAGTACAGGCAACACTTTTTTCAGAAAATGGTATCACAATAAAAGAATTAATGGTTACAAATGAATTAAGTAAATCTACAATAATTAGTAGGTTAAATGAAATAAAAAAATCTGAAATATTAATTGAGAAAAAAATAGGAAAATCAAATTATTATAATTTAGATTTAGAGAAGGTTGACCAAATAATAGAAAGTAACAAATAAAAAAAATCGCCCTCTAGTATTGGCGTACTAGAGAGCGACACCATTACACAGGGTGCAATGATACTAACACTTAGCAAGTAATATTGTATCATACCCTTGTAAATTTTTCAATATAATTTACAAGGGATTTTTGCACCCTTTTTTAGATAAGAAAGGAGCAAAATAAATGGATGATTTAAAAATTGCAGCTGCTTACATCAGAGTTAGCACAGATGATCAGACAGAGCTTTCACCGGATAGCCAAATTAAAGTTGTTAGAGAATTTGCAAAACAAAAAGGCTATTTGATACCTAAAGAATATATTTTTCGTGATGACGGTATCTCCGGTAGAAAGGCAAGTAAGCGACCTGAATTTAACCATATGATAGCAGTTGCTAAACAAACCCCTTCCCCATTCTCTGCAATTATGGTGTGGAAGTTTAGCCGATTTGCGAGAAATCAGGAAGAGGCTATTTTCTATAAGGGTATGTTAAAAAAGCGTGGCATTGATGTTATCAGCACATCAGAGCCTATTATAGATGGTCCTTTTGGTAGTCTGATAGAGAGAATTATTGAATGGTTTGATGAATACTATTCTATTAATCTATCCACAGAAGTTAAACGAGGAATGACAGAAAAGGTCAGCAGAGGTGGTGCAGTATCTATACCGGCATTTGGATACGATATTGTTGATAAGAAGTATCAAGTCAACCCTATCAATGCTCCTATTGTTCAAAGAATTTTCATCAAGTACCTTAATGGTGTTGGATGCAGAGCAATAGCCAATGAACTGAATGACCTAGGCATTAAGACAACTAGAGGTAATAACTGGGAAAACAGAACCATTGAATACATATTGCGTAATCCGGTTTACATAGGCAAAATTCGTTGGAACCCTAAGCGAAGAACCAGAAGAAATTATGATGATAAAGATATAATGATTGTTGATGGTATTCATCAGCCTATTATAGATACTGACCTATTTGATAAGGTCCAGAAGAAGTTAGACGAAAACAAAGCAAAATACAGACCCTACATTACTGACAGGCAAAATGGCAAGGAATATATGCTTAAAGGTCTTGTTAAGTGTTCTAACTGTGGTGCTACAATGTCAATGTCTTGCAATGGTTTACAGTGCATAAAATACACTCATGGCACTTGTAAAGTATCTCACTACATTCAACTTAATAAACTAAATGAAGTTGTTATTAATGCTATTGATGATACTCTAAAGAGTGGTGACTTTCAGCTAAAGCCAAAAGAACAACCACACGAAGAACCACAAGAACTGAACATTGATTTTATGATAGAAAAAGAAAATACAAAGTTAAGAAGAATTAAAGAGGCCTATGAGGAAGGTGTTTATAACCTTGCTGAATTTAAGCAGAGGAAAGAGTTAATTGAAAGCAAGATATGTTCATTACAAAAGCAAAATAAGCCACCAGAGCCTAAGCCAGACCACCTTTTAGCGAAGAAAAAACTAATGAGCAGAAGAAAAGAAATTATCTCTACTCTTAAAAGTAAGTCAACTCCTGAAGTGGAAAAAAACGCATTGCTATGCACTTTTATCGATAAAATCATCTTCAATCGTTCCCTATCTTCCGTTGAGTTATTTTTCTGTTTTTGAATTATAATTTTTGGGATATGGGGGACCTGATGGTGAGCTCGGTGCATCACTTAGATATTTAAGTCAGAGGTACACAATGCCGTTCCCTGAACTTCAAGCAACACTTACCGACATAGGTACAGAAGAACTTGGTCACCTTGAAATGATAGGTACTATTGTTTATCAGCTAACTAAAGACTTAACAGAAGACCAATTAAAAGATGCTGGATTTGATGCTTATTTTGTTGACCATACAACCGGTGTTTATCCTTGTGACGCAAATGGTACACCATATACAACAGCGTCAATGCAAGTAAAAGGTGACGCAATAACCGACTTGCATGAAGATATGGCAGCAGAGCAAAAGGCTAGGTCAACATATGACAACATACTAAGATTTTGTGATGATCCGGATGTTATTGACCCGATTAGGTTCTTACGAGAAAGAGAGGTTGTACACTACCAGCGATTTGGTGAAAACCTACGAATACTAACTGACCGACTTGACTGTAAAAACTTCTATGCCTTTAACCCTGAATTTGACAAAAACTGCTTAAAGAAAAACAGAAAATGATTATATATACAAATAACCCCTCACAGTTGTGAGGGGCTTTGTATTTCATAAATCTAATTGAATACTTTATTTACTGAGATTGTTCTTCTTTTAGACTTTTTATTTATTGGTTTACGAAAACCAAAATATTCAAGTACAAAACTAAAGCTAACTGACAACAATATTATTCTATTAAAGACACACAAAATAGAACTATTATCAGTTTTACTTTAGTTTAG